TGATGGCGTCAGCGGGCCTACGCAACAGCGAGCGTTACTTCCAGCCGATCACGCCTGAGTATGAGCAGCAGCTAATGCAGCAAGCCCAGCAGGCAGCCATGCAGGCGCAGGGCCAGCCACAAGACGGACAGGCGGCGGCATTCCTGCAGGGCGAGCAGATCAAGGCGCAAACAAGGGCGCAGGCCGATATGATGAAGGCCCAGCTTGATGCGCAAAAGATGGTTATGGAAGACGACCGCAAGCGCGATGAAATGTATCAAGAGATGGTGCTGAAGAATGCTGAGTTGCAGGGCAAGTTCGGGCTGCAAGCCAGCGAGCAGCAGATCCGCGTTGAGCAAGAGCGGCAGCGCACAATGAACCCGATGGGGTCTTAATATGGACACTGTCGCAAAAGCCGAGCGCGCCAAAACAATTTTGGCCGATAATGTTTTCATCGAAGCCATGAATGTGGTAGAAGAGCAATATGTTGGGGTATTCAAATACCCCACATCCTCTGATGAGGACATTATGGAAGCTGCGCGAATGGTTCGTGCGCTGGCGCTTATAAAGGGGCAACTGCAATCCTTCGTGGATAACGGCAGACTCCTAGAGCGCAAAAAGAATGGAAAGGATCGGCAACGTGCAAGCGACTGATCTTGGAAGTATTGAGGCGGTCGCCGCCTCTATTATTGATGCACCGGTTGAAGAAGAAACCGTTGCAGAAGAATTGACGGAAGAAGTTGAGGCCGCAGAGGTCGAATCTGATGACGTTGATGATGTGTCGGAAGCCGATGAAGCTGATGGCGCAGAAGAATATGACGAATCCGAGGCCGAGGAGGTTCAAGAGGAGCCTGTGCATGGCGAGCTTTACACTGTCAAAGTGGATGGCAAAACCAAGCAGGTAACCCTAGACGAGCTGACCCGCGGATACTCAGGACAGGCATATATCCAGCATAACCTGGAACAAGCTGCAAAAGCCAAGAAGGCCATGCAGCAGCAGTATCAGGAGATGCAAAACGAGAGGCAATTCTTGGCAGAGTTGCGTCAAAAGGCAGAGCAAGGCCAATCTCTCATTCCGCCTAAACCCCCGTCGAAAGACCTCTTTGAGAAAGACCCAATCGGGTACATGGAGGCCAAAATTAATTACGACGAGGACGTGGCTGAGTTTCAAAAGCAGCAGCAAGTGCTGCAGCAGATGGACCAGCGCGAAGCGACGGAAAAGAGCCAAAGGCACATGCAGTATCTGCAACAGCAGATGCAAACCTTGCAGGAGCGTATTCCTGAATTTGCGGACCCCAAAAAGGCACCCGCATATCGGGACAAGATGATCCAAGCTGGCACTAATTTCTATGGGTTCAGCTCAGAGGAATTGAGCGCCGAAGCTGACGCACGAAGGATTGCTGTTTTGAATGACGCGATGAAGTACCGCGAGATGCAAGAAGCCCAAGGCGTAGCACGCCAGAAAGCTGATGGCGCTCGTCCGGTGGTTAAGCCTGGCACTAAGCGCACTGAACGCACCTCACAGGTGAAGAAAGCGCAGCAAGCCGCCTCTCGGATGAAAAAAACCGGCACCGTCGATGACGTGGCCAAATTCCTGCTGAGTTGATAAAGGAGCCTCAAAATGGGCGTTACAGCAAATACCAATGAGACATATGATGTCTCGACAATCCGTGAAGACCTTCAAGACGCGTTGATTTCGATCAGCCCGACTGAAACACCCTTCATGACATCAATCGGTCGTCGTGATGTGAAGAACACATACTTCGAATGGCCCGTCGTCGAGCTTGCTGCGGCAGTCACGACCAACGTGGTTATCGAAGGCGAGTCAGCACCAGGCAACGACGCGCCAACCAACGCCAAGCGTTTGGCAAACTACACGCAGATCTCCGACAAAGTTGTCGAAGTCTCTGACACCGCCGACACTGTGAACGGTGCTGGCGATGCTCAGACTATTGCCAAGCAAATCGCGTACAAGCTCAAAGAGCTGAAGCGTGACATGGAGCAGATGCTTGTTGGTCACAACAACGCAGCGGTTGCAGGTGCTTCCGGCACAGCGCGCGAAACTGCGTCTTTGTCTGCCTTCCTGACATCCAACACCGATCGTGGTGTGGGTGGTGCTGACGGTACGCTGTCCGGCACAACTGAAGGCTTCCCGAACGCTGCCGCTACTGACGGCACACTGCGGGCGCTGACCGAGACCATGCTCAAGAACGTGATTGCATCCTGCTGGGATGCGGGCGCTGAACCTTCTGTTGTTCTGTGTGGTTCTGGCGTTAAGCAGAAAATCTCGTCCACCTTCACTGGCTCGGCTACTCGCTACCGCGATATTTCCGACCAGAAGATCGTGGCTTCGATTGACGTTTATGTGTCTGACTTCGGCGACGTCCAGATCGTGCCTTCGCGCTTCATTCGTTCGCGCGATGTGTTCGTTCTTGACCCAGGCATGGCGCGCGTTGCGTACCTGTCCAACACAAAGCAGAAGCCGCTGGCCCGCACAGGCCACGCAGACCGCACACTGATCTCCGTCGAGTACGGCCTTCAGGTGGATACAGAAGCTGCGCACGGTGTCATTGCAGACATCAACCCAGCACTGTAATCTAACGAGGGGGCCGGTTCGCTGGCCCCCTTTACCAATGTTTGGAGTGAACACATGAAAATCAAAGTTACAGGCACACGTCGCCCTTGGATTGACGGCAGCCCCCGCCCTGACGGCTGGGAGGGCGAAGTTGACAACGCACTGGGCGAGCATCTTGTTGCCAATGGCTTGGCCGAGATTAAGAAAGGTCGTCCAAAGAAGGATGACGATTGATGGCTTGGCGTCTGACTGACAACGGGGTCATGGAGCGCATGGTTGAAGAGGACGGCAAGCTGCATGTCCAACGCACTATGGGCGGCCTGACAAACCTGTTTGACCAGAATAAAGCTGAGGCGGATCTGCTGAACGATCAGAGCGGCATTGGCCGTTCAAACCGGCTGGTTGGACGCATTGACATGGTGACCGCTGAGAAGTGGTCGCGTGAGTGCGGAGCGGCTATCGGAACGGCTGAATTTGCGGCATACTGCAAGAAGAAGATCATGGACGGGGACTTTTCGAAGTTCCGAGTCGAGGGCAACTGACAATGGCTGACGAGCTGAACATCCCGACCCATCGCTGGTATCAAAAGCGCAACCACATCGCGCTGGCCAAAGAGGATTTTTCTCGTCAGTTTATTTACGACAGCGGCATCCAAAAGATTGACGCATTTATTGCATTGCAGCCTTGGGCTGATGAGTTCGCTGAAGAGCCATAAGGACTAACTGCATGAACGACGCATTCCCACTCATTGACGCCGCTATGAAGTACCTGATTGTCCCTGCGGTCATATGGGTTTGGATGCTGCACAAAACGCAGAGCTTACACGCGACGGACATTGCGGTTCTGCGGGCCGAGGCCAACGCGCGTGATGTGTCCCGCAAAGAAGAACGCGAAGCAACAGCCGCCCAGCTAGATCAGATTTTGCAGATGCTGCAAACGATCAATGGCCGGATCGACGGCATGATGAGCAAAGGCGAAAAGTGATGAAACGCGAGTTTACAAGTTACAAAACGGTCCCAATCTCTATCTGGACTTGGCCGTCCTTCAGCCCCCGCGAGATGGCCTGCAAAGGCACCGGCAAGCTGATTATCGACACAGATGCGATGGACGACCTGCAATCCCTGCGCGACATGCTGGGCAAGCCTTTGATTATCACTTCTGCGTATCGATCGCCTGAGCATAACCGTGCAGTCGGTGGGGCCAAAGCATCAAAGCACATGGAGGCGATTGCTTTTGATGTGCGCATGGACAACCACGACCCGCACAAGTTCGAGCAGGCAGCGCGTGCTGCTGGGTTCACAGGCTTTGGCTATTATCCCAAGTCTGGCTTCATGCACATTGATACAGGACCAGCGCGTAGCTGGGGCAAGCCGTGGCCGAAGACGCAGACCGAGTGGCCAGTTGAGCCGCCACGCCAACCAGAAACGCTGGCCGAGGACAAAGATGCCAAGGCAGCGGCTGGGGCAGGGGTAGCAGGCGCATTGGCCGTAGCTTCCGACTACTTGCCTATCCTTGGTAACTTGGGCGACACAGCGCAGCTTGTGGCCGTCGTGGTTGCGGCTCTGTTCATCGGTTATATCCTGTGGGAGCGAGCGTGAGAGCATATCTGTCTGGCATAGTGGCGGCTCTGGTCGCCCTTGGTGCAGCCCTGATTTATGCCAAGGGCCGAAAGGACGCTGACGATGCAAATGCCGTTCAAGACTTCAATGAATACATCAACACGCGCAAGCGGATGGATGAAACCGATGGCCCTTCTGATGCTGACGTCCAGCGGTGGCTGCATGAGCGTGGCAAGTACAAGCGCGATCTGTGACGGGTCGTTTGACCTACGGACGCATCATGCGGCGGCTTTATCGCAGGATGGCGGACCGCTATCGCAGCGAACAGGGGCGGCGCTGATAAGCACGTTGGACGCGGGTTGCGACGATGCCTAGCCCAACAATAGCCAACAAAGCCATATCGGACGCGCAGCAGCAAGCCTACGATGCCGTTCAGGAACATGGCACGATCAGGGCGGCAGCAAGGGCGCTGGGCGAACATTATTCTGGCGTACATCGCAAGTACAATATGGCAAAGGCAAAGATTGAACTTGACCCGGGCGTGGCCGACGCGCTGGATCAGGTCGGCATACAAGACCCGACCCGCGTGCGCGGAGGCTGGCTCAAAACAAAACACGCCAGCGTCCAGTTCAGTATGCCTAAGATTGGCGAAATTGGCATTGAAGACAGCGCAGAGCGCATCAAGGACGCATTGCAGGGCATTGACCCGCCAACGCCAATAGAAGCCCCCACAGACGCCGCTGTCAACCTGCTGACGCTCTATCCCATGCCGGATATTCACGCGGGCCTTAGAACCGACGCACAGACGCTGGAAAGCACTGTTGAGAGGCTTGTCGGCGGAATGCGGGATTGCGTCAGCCGTTCGCCAAAGTCCGCCACAGGTGTCTTGCTGGTGCTTGGGGACATGCTGCACCACAATGACAATGAGAATGCCACGCCTGCCAGCAAGCACGCGCTTGATGTGTTGGCGAGCATCGAAGAAACGGCGCTGGCGATGATTGCGGGGCTTGCCCGCTGCGTTGAGATTGCATTGCTTCACCATTCTCGCGTTGTTGTTAGCATTCTCAGGGGCAACCACGACCGCGACGCATACTTGATTGTGCTTTACTCGCTGGCCGAAAGATACCGCAACCACCCGCGCATTGACGTGCAGCGCGATGAAGGCGAGTTCTTTGTCATCCAGCACGGCAAGTGCCTGCTTGCAGCGCACCACGGCGACAAAGCAAAGCCAGAGCGCCTTGTTATGGCGCTGGCCGACGAGTTCCCGCAGCTTTGGGGCGAGACACGGCACAGGTTCTATTACACAGGCCACCTGCATCATCACAAGTCAGCCGACATCGGCGGGGTTCAATGGGAGCAGCTTCGGGCTGTCACCAAGCGCGACAGGTACGCAAAAGATAACGCCTACACCGCGAGGTCGCAGATGCAGGCGATTACCTTTGACGATAAGTCTGGCGAAGTCAGCCGCGTAAAGATCAATCTTTAACTATCCGCTTGCAGCCGCTTTACTGATTCAGTAAACCGTCTGCGTGAGCGGCGCTTGAATGAAATACTAAGGTTATGATCTAGCCGGACGTGCTGCCGAATGCGCCACATTCTGACTTTCCGCGCCGCTCACACGATTACTCCCCCAACTCCCCGCCCAATGCCATATAACCACAGGCATCGACGCTGCTGTCCCGATGTGGACCATTGCGCAGCCTAGCGATCTTTAGAAGGGCCATAAGGTGACAAACATCCGCTGGCGATACTTCGTAACCGAGATATGCAGACCACATTTTAGCAATGACGCCAAAGTTTTCTCGCGGCGTGCCGTAGTCTTTTTGCCGGTCGCCGTTGATTAGATTGTCAGCCTCGGCCAGAATTTCGCTGCGTTTTGTCATCATATTCTCCAATCAAGGTTTCTGTCTTCTATCTCCCGCAGCAGTTCGTCTGCCTTCGGGTTGTCGTACCGAACGCACGTCTTGTATGCGTTCAGCAGGTGTTCATCGAGCATGTCTTCAATGTAGATTATATCGTCATGCGTGGCCCACATCCCACGGCGGGCGCGGGCTTGCGGGTTATCCAGCAGTTCTCCAATTATCTCACACGAAAGATCAACCGCTTCACCCATCATTCTTTCTCCATTCCTGCTAGAACGGAGCAAGCTTCGACTGTTCCAGCTTCCGATTTTGACGCCTTTAGTTCCGCCTCCAACTCAGCAACACGTTGCTCGGCGGCTTCGGCGCGAGCGATAAGCGACGCATAACTATCTTCGCCGCCCTCGTTTAGCAGGAAATCAAGTTCATCCGTCAGCGCCTCCAATTCGGCCAGCTTCTTTTGCAGGTCAGAGATTTCTGGCATGGCAAGGATGGCGTCGGCTAGTTCGTTTGCAGTTGGGCCTTCACCTGTGTTGGCGTATTCATCGTCAGCGTCCCGCAGCTTGTCGGCAATCCTATCGCGTAAATCACTCACAGCCCCATCTCCTCTGCATACGCGTCTCGCACAAAAGCGGTTAGAAGCTCTGCCAGCGACATGCCGCGTGGCAGTTGATTCAGCAGCCACAACAATTCGTCTTCGCTCAAGCCGCTAAGAGCCTGCTTAATGCTGCCACGCTCACAATCCTTTTCTTTCAGGATTAACGTCACTTGGTCGTGACGATTCATTATGGGCTTTGGCGGCAACAGGCCCAGTTCGCGGGCTTTGGTTATACGAGTGCCGACCCAATTTCTGTTCCTATCAAGTGTCTCCCCGATCTGAATGTTGCTCATGCCCTGCGCTCGCAACTTTGCGACCGCCGCGGCACCTTCTGTCTTGCTCATGTACTTCATTCCCCCAACCCCTCTGGCCGCGCCACAGGGCGCATTGATGTGAAGTTGTCGAGGCAATAGCCGTCAGCCTCTGCGCCATCCACTGCGGCCATCGTCAGCATGATGTCGATGTGATCGGCGCAGGTCAGTTGCGTGGTTGTGACTTCGTAATATCCAGCGGGCAGCGTAGTCCCAGATAACGTAATGATTGTCAGAACTGTTGATAGTGTTGGCATTGGTTATTCTCCTTTTCCGTGATCCAGCAGGAAGCTGATCGGTGTGTTCTTGAGTTCAAATAGTTCGGCTTCGAGTTGGGCAACGCGAACTTCCAATTCCTCCGCGTAGGCTTGGGCTGCTTCTGCATCGGCCAACGCCGCCTCAAATATCTCGTGCATGTCATGCTCCTCGCGCTCGGCAAGGTGGCGGTTGATTGCGTATGTGTTTCCGTCGGTCATTAGTCGGCCCCTTCAAAGTCTGATGCGCTCATCGCGTACATGACAAACGACGGTCGCTGCTGACCGACGCGATGGTAAACCTCGGCGCGGCTGATCCGGCCAGCGTTGAACAGGCGCTGCAATGAGTTCCCAGCGGTTGTCGTGCTGACGCCAAGCATTTCAGCCATTTCGCTGGTTGATGCAAATTCGACAGTGCCAAGAACTTTGAACGCTTCAATGTCAAGTTCCTTTGCTGACTTTACCTTTGGCACTTCAGCGTCCGTTACAGCGTCACCTTGTTCATCGACGACAACTTGTTCGCCAAACAGCTTGATGGCCCTCCACGGCGCTTGTTCGCGGCGCTGCTCGACGTTCTCAATCAATACGGCCTCGTATTCGCCGTTGACGATGATATTGATTGGGCGAGCCACTGCCGCTGGCACAAAAACCCTTTCGCCTGTCGTCATGCAGACACCAAATGCCGTGCTTGTATCAAGTTGGCCCGTGATGATGATCGTTGTTTTCATTTTGCGTCTCCTGCTTTTGGCATGTCCTCTGACCGCCAGTAGTTGTATTTTTTCGTTGTCATGCTTTTGACGTGGCGGATGCCGTATTCTTTTTGAGAGGCTCGAAACTTATCACCCCAAGCGTTCATTGTTTTCATCTCAACACCAATTCCCGTTGCAATGTCAGTTGTTCCCGCGCCAGGGTGCTTCTCCAGATATGCCCGCACCAAAACTGCGCGGCGCTGCCATTCCTCCTGCATTAAATTGTGCTTGATTTTGGTGGTTCCCATGTTTTTTTCGTTGCCGTGCGAGCGTTGCCTAAACGGCGCTTTGCTTTTTACATTTGCCGCTTCCAGCTTTTTCATGGCGCGGCCAATGGCTTCTTCGTGCTGCGTAGCAATGGTTGGGTTTACGTTAAATGCTGGGATCATTGCTTTCCCTCCATTACATCCAGCACGTCCTGCTGGCGGTATCCAAACTTAGCCGCGATGACGTTGCAGATTGCCACGCGGTCAACGGTCAGCCCATTGTTGCGCTGCAACAGCGCAATGCGGTTGTATTCACCGATGATTGTGATTTCGCTTGGTTTCATCATCCGACCAACCCATGCCCGATAATCAAAAACGCATAGCCACCGCCAAAGATAGCTGCGGCCCCGATTAAGTCTGCGATAAAGTGTTTCATTAATTTTCCCTCATTTGCTATTCGTGCATCCTTTATACACGCCGCAACTGAGTGTGCAACACACAAAATGCACTAAATGTCTCTTGACCGTGTTTCATTCATCTGTATAAAGGGCGGCAGTCAAACACGGGAGTTCAGGCAATGAACAAGACAAGTCAGATTCATGTGAGGCTCTCGCCGGAGCAGCATGACACTATCAAGAAGGCGGCGGAATCCAAGGGCATCAGCACATCAACATTTATACGCTGGGCGTCGCTGCAAGCTGCATCAGGTGAAAGCGCATGATGCTGATCGGCATTGACCCAGGCTACACCGGCGCAATCACGTTATATTGGCCTGCGACCGGCGACATCGAGGTCCACGACATGCCAACGCTGATGAACCCAAAGGGCAAGACGGTGCTGGACATGCACGCTATCCTGCAAATTCTTGAGCCAGAGGACGATGGCCAGCGTGTTGCCTATATCGAGCAAGTGTCGGCCATGCCGGGTCAAGGCGTAAGCAGCATGTTCCGCTTCGGTGAGCAATACGGCGCATTGCAGATGGCACTGGCAGCGACAAAGACGCCAACGCATTACGTCACGCCAGCGGTCTGGAAAAAACATTTTGGCCTGAACCGTGAAAAAGGTGTCAGTCGTGGCATGGCAATGCAAAGGTTTCCAGCATTTGCGGAAACATTTAAGCGCGCCAAAGACGATGGACGCGCAGAGGCAACATTGATTGCACTTTATGGAAAGGAAACGATGAAATGAAATATGAATGGCAAAAAGATGCTGAAAATGAAGTGCGTGGTAGGGTGAACAAGCTGAACGAAAGTTTAGACCGTAACAAGCCGTTCGCCGTACTTGGCGTTGTGATTGAAAACGAGGGCACAGGTGAGGCTATGTTTATGCCGGTGAACAAAGCAGACGAGTATGTTTTGTTTTCTGATATTCTGTTGGACGCAGTCTCTGACATTGAGTCGCTGTATCACGAGTCAGTGGCGGCGAGGCGCTTGCAATGATGATAACCGCCGACAAATTATCCAACGCCGAATACCACGCAAAAGAAGCCATATCGTCGTCCGACGTTAAGATGGTGTCAAAGTCCACGCTGGCTCACTGGAAAGCCAAGACCTACAAGTCCAGCCCGACATTCGACATCGGGACCGCTGTTCATGCGATGGTTCTGGAGAGCGAAAAAGACCTTGTGCTGCGTGGACCAGAGACACGTCGCGGCAACGACTGGAAGAAGCCATATGAGCAGGCGCAGGCCGAGGGCAAGACCCTGCTGACCGCCGGCGACTATGACCTTGCCAAAGAGATGGCCGACAGCCTGCTGATGCACCCGATTGGTGACAGAATGGCTGGCGATACTGTCATCAACGAAGCTAGCTTCTTTGCGACTGACGACAACACTGGGCTGGAACTGAAGACGCGGCCTGACTCATATTGGCAGGCAAACGGCGTCATCTATGACATCAAGACCTGCCAAGCTGCCGATCCAAAGTCATTCGCAAAGGACTGCCTGAACTACGGATACCACATTCAAGCAGCCTTTTACATGCACGTCCTGCGGCTTGCAGGCTATCAAGCTGACAAGTTCCTGTTTGCATGTGTTGAGAAAACAGCGCCATATGCCGTCGCGGTGCATGAGCTGTCAGAGGAATATCTTGCCTATGGTAAGTCCAAGATGGATGAAGCCTTGAACAAGATTGCAACGGCCAACGCCAGTGGCGTCTATGACACTGGATGGTCAAACGGGGTCAACACGATTGATCTACCAAGATGGTTGGAAAACCCAGCCGACTTTAATTAAGGGAGCCAACACAATGGCCAAGACAGACTTTAGACAATTCATGTTCCGTGGCGTAGAATTTAAATATCCCCGCCTTGACACAACATATCGCTACAACACCGCCGAAAAGCGCAGCGAGCAGTGCCAGCCAACGGCATCAAACGCTGCTTACAGCGTTGCGTGGGACGTTGGCCACGACGAAGCCAAGAAAATGCACGCCGAGTTCAAGGCGCACTACGAAAGCTGCGGTCGCAAAGAGCCGTTCAGCAAGGTTTTCGGCATGAAGAAACTGGACGATGGCCGCGTCGAGTTCCGCGCCAAGCGGAATGGAACCAATGCCGAGGGCAAGGTCAACGAAAAGCCAAAGGTCATTGACGGCATGAAGCAGCCGCTGGCCGACCTTGGCATTTGGGGCGGGTCAAAGGGCAATGTGCGCGTGACTGCATATCCGGCCACCGACCCAGACGGCAACGGCGGCATCTCGCTGCTGATCGACGTTGTCCAGGTCACTCATGCTGTCTACGGCGGCGCGTCGCTGGATGACTTCGACGAAGTGCCAATGACTTCGACAGGCGGCAACCAGCCGTCGGAGTTTGATGACTTTGAAGTCAGCGCAACGCCAGCAGCCGCGGCACCTAAGCCAGCCGATCTGGATGACGGCATCCCGTTCTAGTGCGATAAAAAATGCCCGCAGCGGGGAGGATTCGCTGCGGGCAGTCAGGGAGGTAACGAACACATGGAAGAAGGCAGTTCGCACAATGACAATACAAAAAAACGCAACGATGAGCAAGCAACTTGTGCTGACAGCCAACGGCAGCCACGACACACTTATCAATAGCCCAGACCAAGAATATAACGGGATAACCATCGGCGAAATCGCCAGCATGGTTGACGATCCGCAAGCGAAGCCAAAGGCCGACGCCGCGTTTATCATCCCGTCAACATACCGCAAGCACGATGGCAGATCACACGCAGCCCAGAGGGAGCGCGGCGAATACTGGATGCTGACCATCGACATCGACGAGGGCAATCCGACAGCCGACCTGATTGAATATGCCTTGGAAGGCATCATAGCTGACGCCACGCGGCTCATCTACACGTCGTCAGGGGCAACCGCCGACAACATGAAGTGGCGCGTCCTGATCCCACTCAAATCGCCGCTCACAGGTGCTGAGTACGTTGACGCGCAGTTGGCCCTGTTCGACATGATGGACGGCGAGTTCGGCATCAAGTGCGATACGGCGCTCAGCCGTACAGGCCAGCCGATCTACCTTCCCAACGTGCCAGCCGACAAGCGGGATGCAGGCGGCAAGCCAAACTTCTACATCGGCAAGAAGCATCGCGGCTCATGCATGATCGACCCAAAGGACAGCCGGATCTGGGCCAACGTGGAGTTTCGCGCCAAGCAGGCAGAGATAGCCGAGTTCAAGGCGGAGCAGGAGCGGGCCGCACGGCAGGCAAAGCGCGAGGAAAAGCGCAACCAGCGGGGCGACGACGTTGACCCGGTTGATGAGTTCAACCAACGCCACAGCATCGCTGACCTGCTGCTGAAGTACGGATACGAGCAGCAGGGCCGATCAGACAGCTATCGCTCACCGCAGCAATCATCCGGCTCATTTGCCACGAAAGACTTCGGCACGCACTGGGTATCCCTGTCAGGCTCCGACGCGGGCGCTGGGCTAGGTCAGGCCAAGGAGGGCATATGCTGGGGCGATGCCTTTGACCTTTATGTTTACCATGAGCATGTAAATGATTTTACAAAAGCCGTCAGGACTTACGCGCAAGAACTGCGGCCTGATGCGGCGAAGCAACGGGACACAATCTTGCAGGACGCATATAAAGCCAGCGATGACTTGGATGATTTTGAGTTCATACCCGACGATGACATTGATGTATCGGCTGGAACAGACATCCCGCAGCAAGGAGGCATTATCCAACCTGACAAGCCAAAGCGGCCAATCTTCTGGGCAAGGGATGCCAAACCCGTCCTATCATCATCATACCTCATCAAGGGGTGGCTGGGCGCTGGGCAGATGTCGGTCGTCTATGGGCCGTCAAACGTCGGGAAATCATTTTTCTGTCTTGATATGGCATTTTGCATTGCGGCGGGAATTGAGTGGCAGGGAAGCCGGGTCAAGGGTGGCACGGTGCTATATCTTGCAACGGAAGGCGGCAACGCATTCCACAATAGGGTTGTCGCGCTGCGCAACGAATATGGCATAGATGACGCGGCTCTCGCTGTCAGGCCAGCGCCGATTGATCTGCTGCGCCCAGAGGCCGACTTGGCGGACCTGATTGAACTATGCCGAGAAGTTGAAAGCGAAAGCGGCCAGCCAATCGCGCTGATTGTCATTGACACGCTATCAAGAGCAATGGCTGGCGGCGACGAAAACGGGCCAACGGACATGACAGCTTTCATCGCCAACATTGACGCCCTTCGCGAAGTCACAAAGGCGCACAACATGATCGTCCACCACTCAGGCAAGGACAGCGCAAAAGGTGCGCGGGGTCACAGTTCGCTCAGAGCCGCCACAGACACCGAGATCGAACTTGAAGTGGAAGACAACATCAGGACAGCCACGGCCACCAAGCAGCGCGATCTGGAACCAAAGTCGCCAATCATATTCAACCTGAAGGTCCACACCCTTGGGACCGACGAGGATGGCGATGACGTAACGACATGCACGATCAAGCCAGCGGACCCAGATGACGTGGAAGACGCAAAGCTAAAGAAGCCCAAAGGGGCGAACCAGATAGCAGTAGCAGCGGCCTACAGGCAGATGAAGGGAGAGAGTATCGGGATGCCGAATACAGGCGGCGCTGGATGGCCGGAGCCGGGTAAGTATTGGACCATTGATGAGACAGATTTCCGCAACTTCGCAGTCGGGAAACTGACCGCTGCTAACCCAAGGGACGCATATTTGACCGCCGTGAAGGCGTTGGTTTCGTCGGGTTATATGGTCCAGAACGAGGGCTATATTTGGATGACTGGCAAGGATGGACGGGTGAAATCGTGAAAAGGGGTGTCGGGTTTGGGTCTTGTAAGTCATTGAAATCATTGAAACCGCTAAACCCGACGGCTGACGGTTTTTACCAGATGGTCAAATTTAGCGTCGGGTTAGTGTCGGGTTTAGCACATTCAATGATTTCAATGGGTTAGACCCCCTAAACCCGACAAGACCCGACGCTCGGAAGCCTAAACCCGACGGGCGGCACGAACTTCGGAAGTGTCGGGTTTCCCTTTAGGGAACCCGACACCCGACGCACCCAGATTTTCCGAAGACAATTTTAGATGATTATTTTGATTGATGAGATGGATGCTTGTAGGTAAGTTGGAAAAGAAAGAAGTATGAAAAATGAAAGGACGTGTTCTTATGGGTTTTGAAATTGAAAAGGGGATTGCACCAGCATCGGTCTTTGGTCGGCAGTATTATCCGTTCGCACAGATGGATGTGGGGGATAGTATTCTGGTCAGCAACAGCGATGGTCAAGAGGTGCAGAAGAAAGCGCAGACAGCGGCTTACATTCACGCCAAACGAAATGGGCGCAAATTCGTCACAAGAACGCAGGACGATGGATTGCGCATCTGGCGGGTAGCGTGAGGAGCGTCGGCAATGCCTAAACCAAAGTCAACAGCAGCCAAGAAGGCGATGGCCGAGCGTGGCACATTCAAGGTCGGTGGCAACTCGGACTATGGCAAGCCGTACACAGCAGCGGTCAGCAAAGCCGTCACGCCGTTCAATGAGATGCTGAAGCGGGCGCAGATGACGTGGGGGCAGCGGTTGCTTGAGTGTGTGCCGCCGTCACACGCGGCAAGATACGCCAGCTTAGTGGCCGATCTGGATGAAGCCATGATTGCCGAAGACGCAAAGGCGGTGGCAGATATTGCTGGCACGCTCTGCAAGGGGCTGCCGATCATGCACAAAGCCGCCATCGACGCCGGCCATCGTCCAGCATCGTCGGACGTTGTGACGTTGGACGTCGACGGGGTTGTCTACGCGTTTGTGCTGAG